ATGTCGCCGGAGGCGCTGGAGGCGAGGATTGGGGCCTATTTCGCCGAGTGCGAGGCGCGGGAGGTCTTCCCGGACCGGGCAAACATGATCGCCTGGCTTGGTCTGCCGGACGACGTCTATCTCAGATTTGAAACGAACGAGGACGGCAAGTACGCGCCGTATGCCGAGGTCCTGAAAAGGGCGCGCCTGAGGCGGGAGGGCTGGCTGGCCAGAGCCATGTTCAGCGACAAGAACAAGGCGCAGAGCGCCATGTTTCAGCTCCGGCAGCCTTTCAACGGCGGCTACTCCGACAAGGAAGACAGCGGCGTCATGACCATCCGGCTCAAAATCGACGGCGGCAGCAGCGATTTGTTGGATTGAATTGGCCCGCCCACCCGCCCGATAGAGGTATAGGGGCTACACCTCTATGACCCCGACGAGAGGCGGCTGGGGCCACGCCCCAGACCCCGTTTCAGGTGTTCAGGCAGCGTCATAAGATCGACAGGCGCCTTGTGTCCGGTGGTCTATGGGTGGCAGAAGATTATATTAAGTGAAGGAGGTGGCGGCGATGGCGGTGTTGAGGCTCGACGGCGCGGTTGTCATGAAAATCCTCGAGCGCGGCAACGATGTGTGGATCAAGCGGACGAAGGCGGGGATCGTTGTCCTGGAGGTCAGCGTTTCGAAACGGCAGGAGATAGAAAGCTCCTGATTTCAAAGATTTTATATTTTGAATGACGATTCAGCTGCTAAATCATGCATGTCTGTCATTGCGTCAGGGGTGTGTATTTTCAGGGAGCTCGGGTATAGCCCCGGCAATAGCCGGGGCAGAGGTCCCGCGGAGCCCGAGCGCCGTCTCTGACGGTCCAGGGTCGCCCGAACAGAGCCCTCGCAGCCCCGCGGGGGCACAGGGGCGGAGCCCCTCCAATCGGGGCCATTGGGAAAAGCCCCATACCGTTATAGGGCGGGCGGGTGGGAACAAAATAATATGCCGCCGCTGCGAACGGGCAGCGGCAGGGACTAAAAGGAGTCGGACAACGCGCAAAAGCGCGGGCCGGCTCCTTTTTTAGGTGACGTATGGCAATACAGCGACAAGTGAAGACACGTGGCGCGGCGGACGTGAGCATCAAGCTGGGCTGCCTGACGCCGAAGCAGGAACAGTTCTGCCGGAGCCGGACGCTCTATACGGCATACGGCGGGGCGCGGGGCGGCGGAAAAACGCACGCCGTCCGGTGGAAGGCGGTTGGGGGCGCGCTGCGGTATGACGGCATCCGGATTCTGATCCTCCGGCGCACCTATCCCGAGCTCCAGGCCAATCACATTGAGCAAATCTGCAAAATGGTGCCATCGGCTGCCGGTACATACAGCAGCACGCTGCACGCCATGTACTTTAAAAACGGCTCGGTCATCAAGTTCGGCCATTACAGCGGCGACGCCTCCGAAACGGAGTATCAGGGGCAGGAGTACGACTGGATTTTCATGGACGAGGCCACACAGTTCACCGAGCGGGAATTCCGGTTTATCGGCAGCCTTTTGCGGGGCGTGAACGATTTTCCAAAGCGGTTTTATCTCACCTGCAATCCCGGCGGCGTCGGCCACCGGTGGGTCAAGCGGCTGTTTATCGACCGCGCGTTTATCACGGACAGGCCGAATCCCGAGGAAAATGAAAATCCCGCCGACTACAGCTTTATCCCGGCCACCGTCGAGGACAATGTCTACCTCATGGAGTCGTCGCCGGCCTATGTGCGGATGCTGTCCGGCCTGCCGGACAACATCCGGCGCGCGCACCGCTACGGAGATTGGAATGCCCTGGCCGGCACATATTTCCCCGAATTCCGCGCCGCCAGACACGTCGTCGAGCCGTTTCAAGTCCCGGGGCACTGGCTCAGGTACCGCGCGTTCGACTACGGACTCGATATGCTGGCCTGCGGCTGGTTTGCGCAGGATGAGAGCGGGCGCAGCTTTATGTACCGGGAGCTGAAAGCCCCGAATCTCATCGTGTCGGAGGCGGCGAAGCTCATCCGGAGCCGCACGCTGCCGGAGGAGAGCATCGCCGTCACCTTCGCACCGCCCGATATGTGGAGCAGGCAGAAGGATTCCGGCAAGACGATGGCGGAGCTGTTTATGCTGAGCGGTGTCCCGATCGTCCGGGCGGACAACAGCAGGGTCCAGGGGTGGCTGCAGGTCAAGGAAGCGCTGGCACCCCGGGCCGACGGAGGACCGTCGCTCCTGTTCTTTAAAAACTGTACGGAGACGACCGGCGCGATGGAGGCAATTTTGACGGACGAGAAAAACCCGAATGACTGCGCGACGGAGCCCCACGATATCACCCATCTGCCCGACGCCGTCCGGTACTACTGCGTATCGCGTACGCTGAAAACGGAACGGGAAGCGCCTGGAGCGGCGCGGATACCATTGGAGGACGACGACGCCGGGGAGAATTACGACGCGTTCATGACAGGCGGCGCGGCCGGCAGGGGGTATCTTGAGTATTGAACGCCCGCGCGGAAGAGGTGGAGGGGCTGTGCCCGCTCCTCGTGTCATTCCCGCAGCGGCGGGAATCCACGTCCCCGCACGCTCAAGGCGGCGCATTTACCCTCGTAGGGGCCGCCGTCCTCGGCGGCCCATCCCCCCGGCCGACACGCAGTCCGGGCTCTGCTTATGAGCTAAAGGATGGCTGAATAATAATTCAACTTATAACAAGGAGGATATATGCTTTACATTTACGTGCTTGAAATTTCGGCGCTGGTCCTGGAAGCGGCGGGGCTGATCGTTCTGCTGAGGTTGGTCGGCCGGCTGGTCCGGCGTATTGAGGGGCTGTGGGCGCAGTGCGGCGCGCAGCTTGATGCGCTGGCATCAACCATCAGGCAACTGACTGAAGACAGCGACGGCGACGCCCCGACGGAGAGCCGCAGAAAGGCGGCCGAGGCCGAGCGGCGTTTTACGGAGGGCGTTGCGAATATCCTGAATTTCAGTTATGGCGCGGCCGGAAGGAAGGGTGAATGATGAGCAAAGGCATCCCCGATTGCGAGAGCGTCTGGAAGGAATATCTCAAGGGACTCGGCGACAACGCGCGGCAGGGACTCAATGATACGGTGCAGACCAATGAGGACTTCTTCGTCGGGAATCAGTGGAAGGGCGTTGAGGCTGGCGGCCTGCCGACCCCGGTCTTCAATTTCCTAAAGCGCGTGGTCCTGTTCACGGTTGCCGGCATCACGTCGAACAATCTGAAGATGCAGGCCTCCGCCATGGGGAGCAGCGCCGGGGGCGGCGATCTGGACGTTATTGCAGACGTCGTCAACAGGGATTTCGGCGCTCTGTTCGAGTCCAACAAGATCGTCAATCTCCTACGGGAATTTCTGCGCAACGCCGCCGTTGACGGCGACGCCTGCACCTACACCTACTGGGACCCGGAAATCGATACCGGACACCCTGTGAAGGGCGCGATCATCACGGAAATCATCGAGAACACGCGCGTTTTCTTCGGAGACGCCAGCGACAGGCGCGTACAGAGACAGCCGTACATCATCATCTCCCGCCGGGAGCTGCTCGACGTGCTGAGAGACCGGGCCTCAGAGCTTGGCTGTGCCGATTTGGACAGCATCACGGCGGATACCGACGACGGGCGCACTGAACCGTCCAACATGACGGACGACAAGGCGACGGTCCTCCTCCGGTTCTGGCGCAGCAAGACGACGAAGACGGTCTGGGCCGTCGAGACGACGAGAGGCGCTGTTATCAGAAAGCCGTGGGACACGGGCCTTGCGCTGTATCCCGTGACGTGGCTGTGCTGGGACAATATTCATGACAGCTATCACGGCCAGGCGATGATCACCGGCCTGATTCCCAACCAGATATTTATCAACAAGCTCTTTGCCATGAGCATGATCTCGCTCATGACGACGGCGTACCCCAAGATCATTTACGACAAAACGCGTATCGCAAAATGGGACAACCGCGTGGGCGCGGCGATCCCTGTGCAGGGCGGGGACGTCAATTCCGTTGCAAAAATCATCGACCCGGCGCAGATCTCGCCGCAGATCGCCCAGTTTATCAACCTGGCGGTCGACTACACGCAGACGTTCCTGGGAGCGACGAGCGCCGCACTGGGCGAGGCCAGGCCCGAAAATACCAGCGCCATCATCGCGCTGCAGCGGGCGTCCGCCACGCCCAGCGAACTGACGAAGCAAAATCTCTATGAGAGCCTGGAGGATCTCGGGCGCATTTATATAGACTTTATGGCCAGCTGTTACGGCACGCGCAAGGTGCTGCTGGAGCAGCCCGACAGCTTTGCCGTCGTGGCGGCGGCCGGGGGGCTCCGGCCGGAGGATAAGATCCCGGTGGAGTTTGATTACGGGCAGCTGAAAGCTTTGAGCCTGTCGGTCAAGCTCGACATCGGCGCCTCCGCTTACTGGAGCGAGATCGCCTCCCTGCAGACGCTGGACAACCTCCTGACGCAGGGAAAAATCAGCCTGATCGACTACCTGGAACGCGTGCCGAACGGCTATATCAGCAAGCAGCAGGAGCTCATTGACAAGCTGCGGGACGACCAGGCGGCGCCGCAGAACGCGGGCGAAGGAATAGCGGCCGACGGAATGGCGGCCCCGATCCCCATCGCGCCGGGCTTACAGACGCTGAAGCATGCCGTGCTGAATACGGGCGGCATGAAGCCTTGAAATTTATCCGATCCGGCCGCATGTATCGCGGCTAAAATATATTGAATGTTAGTTCAATATATAAAATTACACTGCCCGGGACAGACCAGCCCCGTGCAAATAAATCGCCCCACCACAGGCGAGAGAGGGACAAGCTATGGAAGACAGCATCAGCACAATGACAAGTCAGGCGGAGCCTGAGGCACAGGGCCCGGACGGCATCGGCGCCGATTGGGGCAATGCTCCCGTGGACGGCCGCGGGCCGGATACGCCGGCAGCGGACGAGGCGGAAACCGGCGGCGCGCCGGATGGCGGTGACGAAGAGTCGGCCTGGCCGGAGGATGCGTCGTCTCTGGAAACCGACGGGGACGGGGATATGCCGGGAGACGGGCGGGAGGCCGACCAGAGCTTTACGCTGAAGCATCTCGGCGAAGTCAGAACCGTCGGGCGGGACGAGATGATCGCCCTGGCGCAAAAGGGCCTCGACTATGACCGGCAGCGGCAGAAAAATGATGACTTAACGGCAAAAAACAGTACGCTCACGGCGGAAGCCGCGGCACAGACGGAGACGCTTGCGTTATTGAACGACCTGGCGGCAACGCAAGGGATGACGGTCGAACAGCTGGCCGACGCCGCCCGCGTCGAGCTTCTGGCCAGAAGCGAGGGCATCCCTGTCGCCGCCGCGGCGGAGCGTATCCGGGCGCAGCGGGCGGCGGGGCTCTCACCGGCAGCACGCCCGAAAACGCCGGAGGAGGCGGCCGCCGAGAAGCGGCACACCGATATCCGTGAATTTCTCGCCGAGTACCGCGACATTGACCCGGAAGCTATCCCCCGGGAGGTCTGGCAGGCGGTTGCGGACGGAAAGCCGCTCCTCACCGCGTACCAGAGCTGGGAGCTCAATAAGCTCCGGGCCGAGAAAAGGGCGGCGGCAAAAAACACTGAGAACAGGGAAAAGACCGCGGGCTCGCGCCAGAGCACCGGCGCCGCCCTCCAGCGCGACCCGATCACCGCGGACTGGTATTCATGACAGGGTGGAGTTTGGAGTGTGGAAGGTGAAGTTAACGCCACTCTCCACCCGCCACTCTTCACACTGACAACTGAAAGGAGTTCAAATTTTTATGGCAGTAAATCTCACGACCACGTACTCCCCGCTGATTGCGGAACGCTTCAAGCAGCAGTCCTTTACCGACAACTATGCCGGCAAAAAATATACCCTCGACGGCTCGAAATCCATCGTCGTCTATTCCGTCAACAAGGCAGTCCTGAACAACTATGACCGTACGCTCAACCCGTTTTCCGGAGGCTCCCGCTTTGGCACCATCGCCGAGCTGGGGGACACGACGCAGACGCTGCAGATGACGCAGGACAAGTCCTTCACCTTTTCCATCGACAGCGGGAACAAGGCCGATCAGCTCAACATCAAGCAGTGCAACGAGCAGCTCAAGTCCAACTGGGACGAGGTCTGCACCCCCGCCATCGACATGTATCGCCTGGGCATCTGGGCAAACGGCGCGGGCTGCGGCAAGGCCGGTTCGGCGCTGACGAACTCGACGGCCATGACCGCGATCATGACGGCGTCCGCCGTGCTCTCGAACCGGCTTGTGCCGAAGAAAAACCGCGTCCTGCTCATCAGCGAGACGGCATACATCAACTGCAAGCTGTCCACGGAGCTTGTCGGGATTCCGAATCTGGGCCAGGCGTCGATTGCCAACGGAAAAGTTGGCACGATCGACGGCATGGACGTCATCACTGTCCCCGACAGCTACTTCCCGGCCGGGGTGTATTTCATCATCAAATACGTCGATGCGACGGTAGACCCCTTAAAGCTGAAGGTCCTGCGCGTTCAGAAAAACCCGCTGGGCATTGACGGCGACGTCGGCGAATGCCGCTTTTATCACGACAGCTTCGTGCTGGACGCGAAGGTCAACGGTATCTACGTCTACGGCAACAGCGCCAGCATGCTCGACATGCCGGTGGTGAGCGGTACCGCATCCGTCACCGTTGCCTGCGCCGGCGCGACGGCGATCAGGTACACGACGGACGGCACGAATCCGAAGACCTCGGAGACCGCAGCGACATACGCCTCTGCCGTCGCCCTCTCCGTGGGGCAGACACTCAGGGTATATGGCTCTGGGGCGGGCTATGTCAGCAGCCCGATTGCCGAGTTCACCCGCACAGTCTGACAGTACCCGGCCGGGGATGGGTCCGCCTGTCCCCGGCCTGAAGGAGGGAAGGCCGTGTCAACGACGGCACAGAATGTATTTGATAAAGCGATGGCGCTGATGGATGCGATCGACGAAAGCGGCGATACCAATAACGAGGATACGCTCGAATATAAAAACCGCGCCCTTTTCATTATCAATATGCTCCAAAATGAGCTCTATCGCTACAGCGACACCTATACGGCGACGGCGGGCACGCGGCCGGTCTGCACGGAGGTCACGGGGTATGACGGCGACCTGGGCCTTGATGATTATCTGGCGCGCACCATCCTGCCGTACGGCCTGGCGTATCATCTGCTCATTGCAGAAGACCCGTCGACGGCGAATCTATATCTCCAGCGGTATCAGGAGCTGATCGCAACGCAGGCCGGCGCGCTCCCGTCCGCCGCGGAGGCCATCGACAATGTCTACGGCGGCATTGAGCGCGGAAGCGGTGATGACTGATGGCACGGATCAGCACAGTGACGGGTGAGAGCGTTTTGAGCATCGGCAAGTGGCTGGGCCTGAACGAAAGCCCGGATGGCGATACGCTCCTGAAGGTCGGCGAGGCCGGCGAAATGCGCAACTTTAGAATCACCCGCGACGGCAATTTGCAGAAGCGCCCCGGCTATCAGACGATTCATGAATCCAAAGCCTGGACGGGGCCGATACGCGGCATCTGGCACGGGAACGTTGCAGGGACGGAATACACCGTTTTTGCCGCCGGCGGGGATATCTACAGCTACGACCTTGAGGACAACACGGCGGCGTCGATTCTGCACAGCGGCGTCACGGTGACGGACGCGCCGACAACCTTTTTCGGCTTCGGGGAAAAGCTGTACATGCTGAACGGTCATGAATATCTGGAATGGGACGGCACCATGCCGCCAGACGGCGGGTTTGCCGTGCCGATAGGCTACAGGCCGCTTACAGCGGTTTCGACGGCCCCGGCGGGCGGCGGCACGCTGCTTGAATCGGTCAACAAGCTTAACGGCCTGCGGCGTGTGCGATTCTCGCCGAACGCCAGCGCAAAGACGTTTCAACTCCCGGAAAAAGCGCTGGCAAGCATCGACTACGTGAAAAACCTCGTCACCGGCAACATCTATGTTCCGACGACGGACTACACCGTTGACCTGACAAATGGCGCGGTGACGTTCGGAACAGCGCCGGCGACCGGGACGAACACCATCGAAATAGGCTACACGTTCCCGACGAATTTCAGCAGCCAGATCAAGGCGATGAAGTACGCGGAAATCTACAACGGCGCGCAGGACACCCGCGTATTTATTTACGGCGACGGCACGAACAGGTCCTATTATTCCGGCCTGGACGATACCGGCGTTGTCCGCGCCGATTACTTCCCGGACATGAACGAAATGAACGTCGGCGCGGCCAATACGCCGATTACCGGGATGATACGCCACTATTCCAGCCTGGCCGTCTTCAAAACCGACAGCGCCTATGTCGTCAACTACGGCCAGATCACATTATCCACAGGAGCCTTGACGGCGGCGTTTTACATCAATCCGACCAACAGAAGCATCGGCAACATGGCCTGCGGCCAGATTCAGCTTGTCGAAAACAACCCGCGCACGCTGTTTAACTCGGCGGTCTACGAGTGGAAAAACAACGCCAGTTATTCATCAAATCTCACGGTGGACGAGCGGCAGGCCAAGCGTATCAGCGACCGGGTTAAAAATTCGCTGTCGACAATGGACCTGTCGTCGGCGGTCACTTACGACGACAACGAGCGGCAGGAATATTACATCATTCAGGGCACCACGGCGCTTGTCCACAATTACGCTGTCGACGCGTGGTGCAGGTATACGAATTTTGCCTTTACCGCGCTCCTTGCCATTGGCGGCAGGCTTTACGGCTGCACCCCGACCGGCGATATCGTCACGTTTTCCCGCGATTATTACAACGACGACGGCGCGGAGATAGACGCCTACTGGCAATCCGGCTCTATGGCGTTCGGGCGGGATTATCTGCGCAAATACTCCGGCATGATCTTCGTGTCCTTAAAGCCGGAGCCGTTGGCAAACGTCTATGTGACGCTCATGACAAACCGCAAGTCCGTGTTTGCCGTCAAGCCCATATCGTACAGTTTCCCCACGTTTGCCCGCGCGAATTTTGCGCATTGGGGCTTTGGCACGAATACCAAGCCGCAGACATCACGGCTGAAAATCAAGGCCAAGAAATTCACCTATTACCAGCTTGTTTTTGAAACAAATACCGATTGGAGCACGGCGACGATATTGGGCGCGGATATCAAGCTGCGCTACGGCGGCGACGTGAAATAGGAGGCGCAATATGTCACTCACACCATTAAATGACGACCTGAATATCATTCAGGCCCTGGCCGACACCCCGAACGACACAAGCGGCCTGACCGCCGCCCAGCTTAAAGCAAAATTCGATCAGGCGGGAAACACGATCAAAGGGTATATCAATGACACCCTGTTGCCTGACGTCAGTTCGGATATCACTGATGCCGTCGCGGCGGCGGAGCTTCAATCCGGGAATATGCCGGCGGGGGGGACAACTGACCAATTCATGGTGAAAAATTCAGGCTCAGACTATGACTATGGCTGGAAATCTTTTTACGATCTGATAAATTTAAATCCCCTCGGCCCGGTTCAGTTAATCCAATCCTATACCACGGCTGGGACATACACATTCACCGCGCCGGACGTCAACGGAGACGGCACGCCTTACCCGCTGTGGGCGCTTGTGGACGGCGCGGGCGGCAGTGGCGGGGCAGTTGCCATTAAGGCAACCGGCACGGGTATTGTGTATGCGTCCGGCGCGGCCTCTGGCGTGAGAAAATGTGTTTCATTAATCGCTACCCCAGGCAGCACATATGCGGTGGTTGTAGGCGTTGGCGGCGCGCCGGTGACGGCGACACATGCGGCAACAGCAAATGCTACCCCAACAGTAACTAGCGGCTCCGCTGGCGGTAGCTCATCATTTAACGGGATATCTACCAGCGGTGGAACTGGCGGCCAGGCGTTAACGACGGTGCAAGCTAATGATGATATAGTAGGACCTCCGATTGGCGGGCAATCGGCAGATAGCGCGGGCGGCTATTCCGTTATTTGGGCATCAAACTTGCCGGCCCCCGCTTATGGCAAGCTTCCCGTATGGAACTTATATATTAGCAGCAACGCGTATTGGAAATTCGGCTTAAATAAAAACACCCAAGCGGAACTTCTCAACCCATTTGATCCGGCAGAGCGATTATTATCCGCTGGCGGTGCGGTATATATGTCAGGCTCTTCACTACATTTGCAGAGCGTTGAAACTTTGACTGACGGAAACGGCGGCGGTGCAGGGGAGGGGCAGTATGCAAACACGATAACCAGCAACAGCACATTGACCGGGCATAATGCAACAAGTCCCGGCAGCGGCGGGGGGGCGTGCGGGAACTCATATACTGTCAGCGACGCGACCTACACAGTAACCGCCATTTCAGGGGCCGGCGCGGATGGCCAAGTTCGCATTTATGCGAGAAAGGTGGTGCCATAATGAGTAAAACGGTCAGAATTGTTGACGGAACAGTCCGGGAGATTATACCGCCGGCGGCGACAATTCCAAGCGTGGCGTTTTGGTACGGCGCGGAGTTTGCCGCACAGTGTATCGAAGCGCCGGACGAAGTAATGCAAAACTGGACGTATGACGTGGAGGCGGAAACATTCGCCGCGCCTGTACCACCGGAGCCGACGCCGTCTGTGCCAACAATAGAAGAACAAATTACCAGCGTGCAGAATCACGTTGACATGATAGACAATGCAATTTCGGACTTCTTTATTAATGTAGTCCCAACTTTAGGAACAGGAGTATAGGTACCGCATGGAGGGAATAAGCATGACACCTTACATTGCAAACAATATTGAAATTGTCTATGTGACGCAGGGTTTAACGGCAGCACAGGATAGATACCGCGCCTGGTTTATCAATACGTCGATCTATTCTCGGTACAAAGCAGGGGTTGACGTTATTTTGACAACGGATAACTACGGCGACTGTATCGTCACGGAGTAATGAAAGGACGGCGCGCATGAATATTTCTGAAATCCTCAACATCGCCATACCGGCGCTTTTGACGACGGTTATCATCCCGTTTCTGGCAACGGCGATTACGGCGCTGACGAGCTACATAAAAACCAAAACCAACAACGCCAAGCTGGACAAGTATTTTGAAATGGCGAACGACGCCGTGGTGACGGCAGTTTCCGAGGTTATGCAAACCTTTGTCAGCGAAATGAAAAAGGCCGGCACCTGGGACAAGGACACCGCCGTAAAAGCGCTTGAAATGGCGAAGCTGAAAGCCCAGGAGATTATGGGCGTGGAGGCTTTAAAGGCACTGCCGGAGATCGTCGGCGACGTGGAGGCGTGGCTTAACAGCAAGATTGAGGCGGCGACGCTGGCGGCGAAATGTACGCTCCCCGCCGTGACGCCGGCACCGGCAGCAACGGGGGCGACGGCGTGAGCGCCCAGGCAAACAAGCTCGCCGAGATCGCCGCATCCTACGTCGGTTATCTGGAAAAAGCGACGAACGCACAGCTTGACAGCTTCACCGCCAACGCGGGCAGGGGCAACTATACGATTTTCGGCCAGTGGTACGGCATGAACGGCCAGCCGTGGTGTGCGGAATTTGTGTCTTACTGCGCGGACAGGGCAGGAGTCACAGCCGATATCATCCCGAAACACGCCTCCTGCGCCGTCGGTATCGCCTGGTTCCAGCGGGCGGGCCGCTGGCATAAGCCGTCAAGCTACGTGCCGCAGATCGGCGATATCGTCTACTTTACGTATGACGGCTTGACGGCGGCCCATGTCGGCATTGTTACCGGCGTGGACGGTACGCATATTTACACCGTTGAGGGCAACACCGGCACCACCAAGGACAAGGACGGCAAGGACCTTCTCGCCGACAACGGCGGCGGTGTGGCGAAGAAAAGCTACGCGCTGACGTCAGCGCTGATCTTTGGATATGGGAATCCGGCTTATATACCCGACGCGGCGCCTGTGGACGAGGAGGTCAAAGCGGCGTCGAGGCCGCGGCGAAAAAGTTTGGACTGAGCGCTCCTGATTATTGGTACGATGTGCTGACAGGGACAGTGCCGGCCGCAACTGATAATCTGAAGGCTTTATTCCGGAAAATGACTGCGACGTAAAGGAGGAGCGATAATGACGGAGTGGGGAGTCGTCGGCGTCCTTATAACGATGGTCGGGCTGATCCTCGCGGTCACGACGCCGCTCTTAAAGCTGAACACAAATATCACAACATTGACGGCGGCTGTGGCCGTCCTGCAAAAGAATCTTGGCGAGCTTGTCAAGGGAAATTCCGACAGTCACGAAAAGCTGTGGGACCGCAGCCGAGAACAGGAGAAAACCCTGACAAGCCACGAAACGCGTATTTCAGTCATTGAGGACTGGCGCGACAAGGGGGCGAACTAAATGGCAGATGCAGCACTGGTTGCGGCGGCGGTGCCTGTTAAAATCTATGACCCGACAAATCCATCGGGGGGGATTCAAACAGGCTATGCCGTGAACGGCCAAACCTATACGGACATTGGGCTGACAAACCGTGTCGGAGAGGGCACTTACGTCCAGGGCGACAACGGCGTGATCTATCATATGAGCGGCGGTCAGGGCCGGGCGCTCGGCAGCGGGCGTAATATCGAGGAACTTGTACCGGGGTACGCGCCGCCCAACGCGCGTCAGTCTGACGAAGACACGATAAACGGCATTTATCAGCCGCAGATTGACGCGAGAGTCGCCGCGCTGAATTCCGCGTATCAACAGAATCTTTCCGCGGCCCAGGCCGCGAGAAACGCCATCGCCGGTACATATTACGACGCCCGGAATACCACATCGGCCAACGCGGCGGTCAATCAGGCGAATTTCAACGAACAGGCGGCGGCCAGCGGCATCAACAGCGGCGCGGGGAGTCAGGCCGCGCTTGCCATGAACAACACCTTGCAAGCAAACATGAGCGCATTGGATAAGCAGCAGGCAAAGGATACCGCCGCCGCTGACCTGCAGATTTCCCAGCTTCAAACGCAGTATAAAAACGATATCGCGGCGGCCATCGCTGACGGCAAGTATCAGGTGGCGAACGCGCTCTATCAGAAGATGCTCACCGACACAGAAGCAAAGCGCCAGCAGGCACAATTTGACGCGACATACGGGCTGCAGCAACAGCAGCTTGCCGCCAGCCAGAACGACACGGATTACACCCGCGCGTTGACGGCGGCACAGGCAACGGGCCTCTTTGACGGCATGGCGGCGTATGGCTGGTCGCCCGCGCAGATCACGGCTGCCAACACGGCGGCAACAGCGGCGCAGGCGGCGGCGACAAGGACGACAACGAGGACGTCAACAAGCGGCGGAGGCGGCGGCTCCGGCGGAGGCGGTGGGGGTGGCGATGGCGGCGATGAATGGACCAATATCGATATGTCCAGCGTGAACGCGCTTGGTTACGGCCCAATTTCGTATGCTGCTCTCACCAAGCTCGTTGAGCAAGGAAAGGTCGCCATGTATACCGAGAACGGCGTTATTAAGTTCAGAAGGATACAGCAAGCGCCGCCCAGCATCATGTCGGCGATTACAGGAAAAAACCTCCCGTGATTGGAGAATTATATGAGCAAATTGTCTGACCTCCAAGCGGCTTTGTCAAAGAACAAGGCACAAACAAGTAAAACCGCCAGCTTTCAGCCGGTAAAAAGCGCACCCAAAATGTCTGAATTGCAGATATTGCAAAGCGCACTTAGTAATAATGACCAGGACGTTATCAGGCAATATGCCCCGATTCCGACACCGGGAATTGTTGAGGCAGGAGCAACAGGAGCGCGCATAGCGCAAAACTTGAGCAATTCAGCGAAACAAAGGAATTATCAAAACGTCATGCAAGACCCGACACAGGCCGCCAAAATGCAGGCGGCCCTGCTGGGTGTCCCGTTCACAGCGGCGACGGCGGAAAATCTGCAAACGCTGAACGAACAGGCGACGCGGGCGGCGGATGTATACGGCCTGGATTCTCCGCAGGTGGCCGCGCTTATTGGGCGGCGGCGGGATTTGCAGGCATCGCAGAAGCACGTTGAGGATGTTTACATGGCACAGCCGGCGAAGCTCACGGAGTCGGAGCGTCAGGCGCGGGAATTGCAGCAGGCCGTCAAG